GACAGGGGGCGGGACCACGGGATGCGGCCCGCGCAGCTGATCGATCACCCGGTCGGCCTCGCGCAGTCTCGCGGCCGGCTCCCGAAGCGCGGCCCGGACGATCGCCTCCAGCTGATCGACCGGCAGGTCCTCGTAGTAGCCGTCGCGCAGCACGGCACGCATCGAGGCCTCGACAAGCTCCTCGGGGGGCTTCTGCAGGCTCATTCGGGGGCACCCTCGGCGGGGAGGGGCTTGGCCCTCTGCTCGTCCTCCCAGCTGCGCGCCCACGCGGGCACCATGGTCTTGAGCAGCGGGTTGGACATGCGCGTCACCTCGTCGCGCGCCGGGGCGTACTCGGGCGCGTCAGGCATCACCAGCTGCAGCCTGAGCAGGCACTGGAACAGCGCGCGCAGCGCCTCGTAGCTCACGATGAAGTCGTTCGACCCCGAGGGCGCGTCGGTGGCCGTCTGCTCTTTCGCCGCGGCCACCATCAGCTGGAAGTCGGGACCGATCTCCAAGGGCAGCTGCTGCCGCACCACGTCCAGCCACCGCAGCACGCTCGCCGCCCCCGAGTTCGGGAAGCTGTTCGCGAGCCCCATCAGCGCCCGCAGCGTGCCGCCCGTGAGGACGTACTTGCGGCTGTCGTCGAGCACCTCCGAGGCCGTCGCGCCGTCCTCGATCCGGGCACGCGCGCTCATCGAGTCGGCGAACCGCGCCGGCACGATCGGGCGCCCGGCGAGGTAGTCCGGGTTCGTCCGGTAGACGCCGTAGCCCGCCCGCACGATCACCTCGGCCTCGACCAGCCGCAGGAGCTTCGTCTGCGTCGAGGAGCGCGGGGCCACGTAGCCCGGGTCCGCGGCCTGCAGCCGCTCGTGCACGTCGCCCAGCGTGTAGGTGCGCTCGCCGAAGCCCGGCAGCAGCGCCAGCATCGGCGACTCCATGCGCCGCTCGACCAGCCCGCCCGGCGTGTTGTAGACAACCTTGCTCATGTCTGTCCTGTGTGGTGTGGGTACAAGTTTGCCATTGTAGCAACATGCACAGAGTGTGCAAGGTCTTTCGGTGTGTGTGGGTAGGTAGATCCGGGCGCAGGGCCGAGCCGGGCTGATTCCTTCAGGGCCTAGAGTTTAATGTTCAGCCTCATGAACAATTGCCAGGTGCTTGATACGCAAAGAGAAAACATGGTCATGGGGTAAATGTTATTCCTTCAGGTGAGTAACACCTAGAAAAAAACAAGAAACTACACTGTACCCACACTATTACCCACACACATACAACAACTATTGGAATGACTACTAATAGATGAAGAATTGTTTTTTTTTGAAGTATTCTCTATTTGTAATCAGATCAATCACTTAGCGGGGGGTAATTTTCCGCCGATAGCCACATATCTGTGCATCGACCCATTTGCTGTATCGGGGGGTGGGGAGGGTGGGGAGGGTGCCGTTGTGGCGACCGTGCCACGGCGCTGTTGACAATCCGGCGACAACCGGGCAGAGTTCGGGTCATCGGAGCGCTCCACGACGGCGGCGCTGGGCAGCGAGGATTTTTCGGATGGCCGGATCGGGACGTGAGGTGGTGGTGGCGAGGCGCTCGGTCGTGCCGAAGGCGCCCCCGACTGGCCGCGCCGGCCGTCCGCGGTTCCATCCGACCGAGGAGCAGCGCCAGCAGGTCGCGATGATGGTGGCTCACGGGATCACCAACCCGTCGATCGCGGCGATCCTCGGGCTCGACGAGGACACGCTCAACCGGCACTTCGCGACCGAGCTTGAGCACGGGCTGGCGGCCTGCACCTCCCGGGTCGCCGGCTCGATGTACCGCAAGGCGATCATGGGCGACGTGGGCGCCGGCCAGTTCTGGCTCAAGAGCCGGGCGAAGTGGCGCGACCGCGAGGCTCCGATCACGGTCAACAACCTCGGCGACGGCGACGTGCTCATCGACTCCAAGCGCTCGATGGTCGAGGAAATGCGCTCGCGCCGCATGGCAGCCGAGGCCGAGGCCACGCAGGCCGTCACCAAGGCCGCGCAGACCGCCAAGGGGGCCGCGTGAGGCTCTCCCCCTACCAGCGCCGCCTGATGCGCCAGGACCGCCTCCAGCGGGCCGTGCGGCGATTCCTGAGCGCTGCCGAGGTCCGCCGCGTCATCGAGGACGAGATGCGCCGCGCCGTGACCGCCGGTGCGGCGAGATTTACGGTCGAGTGCGCCCCGGGCGTCGCCGCCTCGGCCCGGCGTGCCGTGAACCAGTTCGTCGCGTTCGTGAACGCCCCGAGCCCATCCCAAGGACTGCACTGATGATCCTGGACCTGATCCTCTTCGGGCTGACCTCGGGCCTGCTCGGGCTCGTGCTGTTCCCCGGCGCATTTGACGCGATGCTGCCGTGGGGCGAGGACGACTGGTGATCGACGTGATCGCCATGATCGCGTTCATCGCGCTCATCGGCGCAGTCTTCGTGATCGTGCTCGCGCTCTCGCAGCCGACCAAGCCGCGGCGCCGGTTCAGCGACCGGGCTGACTGGCGCTGACGCGCCGGCAGCAACCGTGATGGGCGCGCGTCTCATGCCGCTCGACGAGGAGCAGCTGATGCGGCTGTCCCTCGAAGAACTCGCGTGGCTCAACTGGCAAGAAAAGTGGACTCTCGCCGTGCGCGACAAGCAGCTGCCGCCCTTGGGCGAGTGGCTCAACTGGATCGTGCAAGCGGGCCGCGGCTTCGGCAAAGAATTGACACTTTGTCAGAAGCTGCCAACCCCCTCCGGCTGGACCACGGTCGGTGACCTGCGCGTCGGCGACGTGCTCTTCGACGAGGAGGGCCGCGAGACCCGCGTCCTGGCCCTGCACCCGATCAACCTGCAGCCCGAGTCGTACCGTCTGACATTCAGCGACGGCGCCACGATCAACGCCTGCGCGGACCACCTCTGGACGACCTGGACGCACCGCGACCGCAAGCAGTTCCTGCGCCGCAACCCGGGCGCGACGGACTTCCCGGCCGAGTGGCACGCGTGGGCGCTGCCCGACATCAGGGGCGGCGATGACTTCGGGCCGCGCGTCCGCACGACCCGCGAGATCCGCGACACACTCACCTACAACGACCGCGGCGACCTGAATCACTGCGTGCCCGTTGCGCGGCCATTGAGGTTGCCAGAGCAGCAACTGCCCGTGCCGCCTTGGACAATGGGCTACTGGCTCGGCAACGGCGCCGCCAAGGCTGGATTGGTTTGCGCCGGCTCGCACGAGAGCGACTTCGACGACCTGCACGTCGAGCGCATGCTGCGCGCCGACGGCTTCGAGTGCTCTGTCCGGCGTTTTGCACAGTTCGGCCACAGCGCACTCAACGTCTTCGGCCTCGCCGCCTTGCTGCGCGATGCCGGCGTGCTCGGCGACAAGCACATCCCCGCCGCCTACCTGCGAGCATCGATCGAGCAGCGGCTCGCGCTCTTGCGCGGGCTCATGGACAGCGACGGCTACGGCGACGACGGCAAGGCCGAGTTCTGCTCGACCGATGAGCCGCTCGCGCGCGGGCTCCTGGAGCTTGTTCGCTCGCTCGGCGAGCGCCCCGTCATCGCCGAAAGCCGGGCACAACTCAATGGCCGCGACATGGGACCGCGCTGGCGCGTGACGTGGCGCTGGTCGCTCTTCAACCCGTTCTCGCTGCACCGCAAGGCCGTGCGCTGCCCGCCGCCCGCGTCCCAGGCCCTGCGCCTGCGGCACCGCATGATCGTCTCGGTCGAGCCGATCGAGCCCGTGCCGATGCGCTGCATCACGGTCGACAGCCCGTCCGGGCTCTTCCTGGCCGGCGAGGCGATGATCCCGACGCACAACACCCGCACGGGCGCCGAGTGGCTCGCGAACGAGGCCTGGATGGACCCCGGCTCGTTCAATACGGTCATCGCGCCCACGTTCTCGGACGCAAAGCTAACCTGCTTCGAGGGCGAGTCCGGGCTGATGTCCGTCATCCCGCCCGAACTGATCGCCGACTACCACAAGACCGACCTGATCATCACGCTCAAGAACGGCTCGGTCATCCGAGGGTTCTCCAGCGAGAAGCCCGACCGGCTTAGGGGGCCGCAAAGCCACAGGGGATGGTGCGACGAGATCGCCGCGTGGCAGAACGCGGTCGAGACCTGGGACATGTACCAGTTCGGGCTGCGCCTTGGCACCGACCCGCGCACGGTCATCACGTCCACGCCTAAGCCTGTGCAGATCGTCCGCACCCTCCTAAAGGAGAAGGGCACGGTCATCACGCGTGGCAGCACATACGAGAATCGGGCAAACCTAGCCTCGAAGTTCCTCGACAAGATTGCGAGCTACGAGGGCACGAAGCTCGGGCGCCAAGAGAGCCACGGGGAACTTCTCGACCCCGAGGAGGCCGGGATCGTGCGCCGCAGCCAGTTCAAGCTCTGGCCCGCGCACAAGCCGCTGCCCGCGTTCGAGTACGTGATCATGTCGCTCGACACCGCCTTCACCGAGAAGACGCGCGACAAGAAGACCGGCGACCCGGACCCAACGGGCTGCGTCGTGCTCGGGCTCTTCTGGCACGACGACAAGCCCGCCATCCTGTACCTCGACGCGTGGGAGGACATGCTGTCGTTCCCGGCGCTCGTCGAGCGGGTCAAGAAAGAGATGGCCCAGGCCTACGGCGAGGACGACAAGCGCCCGATCATCGGCCCCCTGATCGGCTCCAAGCGCCCCCAGTTCTCGGGGCGCAAGCCTGACCTGCTGATCATCGAGGACAAGGGATCGGGCATCAGCCTGCGCCAGCAGTTGGCGGCCGAGTCGATCCTCGCCTACCCGTACAACCCGGGCCGCGCCGACAAGCTCACGCGCCTGCACCTCGCATCCGACATCTTCGAGCAGGGCTACGTCTGGGTCGTCGAGAGCGCCAAGAACCCGGGCGCACCGCGCACATGGATGGAGCCCGTTATCACGCAGCTGTGCACGTTCACCGGCGAGGGCTCGATCCCGCACGACGAGTTCGTGGACTGCACGACCCAGGCCATCGCGGTCTTCAAGAACAAGTTCCTGCACAGCGCTCGCGAGCCGTCCAAGCCCCGGGCGCAAGCCCCGCGCGTGGTGGCCGAGCGCACCGTCAACCCTTACGCGGCGTGACCATGGACAACAACGAACTGATCGAGTGGGCGCGCAAGCGGATGCGCGAGGAGCGCCGTATGGCGTCGATGATCGACCCCGGCGACCGGCTTGAACCGGCCGCGCGCGAGACCAAGCGGCACCGGCTCGACGAGGCCGAGCGGTACGAGCACGTCGCCGCGCGCCTGGAGATGGCGATGTGGCGGGACGCACAGCGATGAGCGGCCGCGCGGCCACGATGGCCCATCTGCTCAAGCTGATCCGCGACCAGATGGGTGGGGAGCAGATGGCCGGCGGCGGGCTCGCCAAGGCCGCGATCAAGGCCGCCCAAGAGGCGTTCGTCGCCGACAGCAAGGCGCCCATGCGGCTCTACCACGGTACGCGCGCTGCCGAGAAGAGCGGAGACGCCCTGCGCGAGCTTAGAGCCTCCAAGGATGGCGCGCTGGGCTCCGGGCTGTACATGACCCCCGACCCTGCCCGGGCAAGCGCCTACGCCGAGGGCGCGGGCGGCTACGTGATGCCGTTGTACGCGCGCCTGACGAACCCGCTGCGGATCGACGGCACGGTTCACGTCGACCCGATGGTCGAGGCCCTGATGCGGCTCGGCACCCCGCAGGCCAAGGCCCAGGCGATGGTCGAGCGGGCCTACGAGCAACGTGGCTACGTCGGCAAGCAAGTTGAAAACCGAGCCCGGGCCGCGGGCCACGATGGGCTCATGCAGTACGGCAAGAGCGGAGACCTGTCTGAGGTCGTCGCCTACGACAACGGGCTTGTCAAGAGCGCGACCGGCAACGAGGGCGCCTACAGCACCAGCGACTGGCGCCTAAGCAAGGCAGGCGGCGGGATCGTCAAGGGCGCGCTTCGTCAGCTAAGCGCATCCCAACAAGCGCACGAGACGGCAAGGCTCAACGCCGTAAAGATGCTTGGGCTCCCCGAGAACAACACCGCGATGCAGCGCGCCCGCGCGATGGGCTTCGACACGAGGCCGAGCGCGATGGAGTACCACGGCGCGCGTGGTGAGGTCAGCGGCCCGGTCGACATCAAGCGCTCGGAGCTTGGCTTTCACACCGGCTCGCTTGAGCAAGCCGATAACCGTCTTCGTCAGTTTGCCGACCGTATGCGTGCGTTTGAAGAGTCAGGCACTTACCCAGACGAGGCAAACATAATTCCGATCCTTCGCAGCCGATATACGCGGCTTTTGCCGGTTGAGGATCATGGCTCGTTCGACGCTCACGGGATGCTGCCGCAGTTGGAGAAGAAGGGGCTGATTAGCAAAGACGCCGTAGATCAGGCGTTTCGCAAGCAGGAAGAATGGTTTGGTCACAAACTTAGGCGGCCACAAAATGCCATTTCCCGAAAGGTGCTCCGAGACCGCGGCTACGACGGCGTCGTGTACGAAAACGCGCAAGAGGGCGCAGGCAAGTCGCAGGCCTACACCAACCCGTCAATGATCCGATCGCGCTTCGCCGCGTTCGACCCGGCCCGGCGCGATGAGAACGACCTGATGGGCTCGGCCGATATCGGCCTGCTCGGGCTTACCGCTGCCGGCACGGGCGCCGCAGCATTGGCAAGCCGCCCAGGCGCCAACGCGCCCGTCAAAAAGGCCCGCGGCGGCCTCGCACAACTCAAAGAGATGACCTGATGCAGAACCTAACTGTCCAGCCCTCAGACGATGAGGACAAGATCGAGGACGAGTCGAAGCCCGGCGGCGAGACGTTCGCAATCGACGAGGAGACCAGCGTCATCGAGAACGACGACGGCAGCGCGATCGTCAAGCTCGACGAGGATGCGCCGCTCTCGGGCGACGACGAGTTCTACGGCAACTTGGCCGAGAGCCTGCCCGACGACGTCGTGAGCGACATCGCGGTTGAACTCGACCGGTTGATCGAGATCGACGCCAAGGCCCGCGAAAAGCGCGACGAGCAGTACGAGGAGGGCCTGCGCCGCACGGGCCTGGGCGAAGACGCGCCCGGCGGGGCCGCGTTCCAGGGCGCCTCGCGGGTCGTGCACCCGGTGCTCGTCGAGGCGTGCGTCGACTTCGAGGCCCGCGTCATCAAGGAGCTATTCCCGCCCGGCGGGCCGGTCAAGGCCCACATCCCGGGCGACCAGCCGCCGACCGCGGACACGCTCAAGAAGGCCAAGCGCAAGGCCGCATTCATGAACTGGCAGCTGCGCAAGCAGATGCCGGGCTTTCGCGCCGAACTGGAGCAACTGCTGACCCAGGTCCCGATGGGCGGCGCGCAGTACATGAAGCTCAAGTGGGACGACGGCCGCCGCCGGCCGGTGCCGCTCTTCGTCGCGATCGATGACATCTTCCTGCCCTTCGCGGCCACCTCGTTCTACACGGCCGAGAGGAAGACGCACCGCCAGTACTACACGAAGGCCGCGTTCGATCGCGAGGTCGGCAACGGCACCTTCGTCGACATCGGCGTGATCCGCGAGACGATCGAGCCCGAGACGAGTCTGGCCGAGAAGGCCAACGACAAGATCGAGGGACGCGAGGCGTCGGGCTACAACGAGGACGGCCTGCGCGTCGTCTACGAGTGCGCCTGCACCTGGGAGATCGAGGGCGACCCCGAGGCCGACGGCCCGGCCCCGTACCTGATCACGCTCGACGGACCGACCAAGCGGATCGTCGCCATCTACCGCAACTGGCGCGCCGACGACGACACGCAGGAGGAGATGCAGCACATCGTCGAGTTCCCGTTCGTGCCATGGCGCGGCGCGTACCCGATCGGGTTCCCGCAGATGATCGGCGGGCTCTCCGGGGCCGCCACGGGCGCGCTGCGGGCGCTGCTGGACTCGGCGCACATCAACAACTTCCCCGGCGCGCTCAAGCTCAAGGGCGGCGCGGGCGGCCAGAACATCAACCTGAACCCGACCGAGGTCCAGGACATCGAGGGCGGCTTCACGCAGGACGACATCCGCAAGACCGTGATGCCGATCCCGTTCAACCCGCCGTCTCCGGTGCTGTTCCAGTTGATGGGGATGATGGTCGACGCGGCCAAGGGCGTCGTGCGGACCACGCTCGACGACATCGCCGACATCAACCCGAACGCGCCCGTCGGGACCACGCTCGCGCACATCGAGCAGGGCCTCGTGGTCTTCTCCTCGATCCACGCACGGCTGCACGAGGCAATGGGCCGCGTGCTCGACGTCCTGCACCGCATCAACGAGATGTACCTCGACGATGAGGAGATCGAGCGCCAAACCGGGACCAAGATGGCCCGGCGCTCGGACTTCGCGGGTCCGATGGACGTCGAGCCCGTCAGCGACCCGAACATATTCAGCGAGACCCAGCGCTTTGCTCAGATCCAGGCTGTGCAGCAGCGGGCCGCGCTCATGCCGCAGCTGTACAACGTGCGCAAGGTCGAGGAGATGTTCCTGGAGCGCACGAAGCTGCCCGGGGCCAAGGACCTGCTGAACCCCGAGCCGACCCCAATCGACACGAACGCGGCGAACGAGAACGTGGCCGCGGTCATGGGCCGCCCGATCACTGCGTTCCCGATGCAGGACCACCTCGCGCACCTCCAGGTGCACTTGGACTTCGCCAAGAGCCCCGTGCTCGGCATGAACCCGCTGATCGCGCCTAAGTTCTTGCCCGGCATGCTGAACCACATCAAGGAGCACATCGCGCTCTGGTACGTGGTGCAGATGTACAAGACGGGCAGCGACGAGGTCGGCGCGCCGCTCGAAGAGATCCAGCGCCTGAAGGACCCCGAGGCGCACGCCAAGCTCGACCAGACCCTGGCCGCGTTCTCGCCCGACTTGGTCCAGATGGCCGAGCAGACCTTCGCCGGGATGATGCCGGTGATCCAGCAGCTGATGCAGGCCGCGCAGCAGATGGCCCCGCCGATGCCGACCCCGGTCGACCCCGGTCAGGCGGCGATGGCCGAGGTCGAGCGCAAGAAGCTCGCCGACCAGACCAAGGCCCAGACCGACCAGCAGAAGGCTCAGGCCGACATCCTCAAGGAACAGCGCGCCGCCGCCGAGCAGGCCCGCGAGATCCAGACCGACGAGCGCCGGCTCGCGCTCGACGCGCAGCAGGTCCAGATCAAAGAGGCTGGCGACACCCAGCGCAACGAGGCTGAGATCGCGGCCCGCGTCGGCATAAACACGATGGACAACGAAACCGCGCTCACGATCGCCAACATGGAGGTCGAGGCCGGCGAGCGGATCGGCGTCTCCACCGGCACCGGCATCAACCCGTAGTACCACCACCGAAGGAGCAGAGCATCATGGCAACGAAGCCGATGAAGTCAACGGGCGCCGTCCCGATGAAGAAGGTCCGCGCGATGGGCAACATGAACGCGACCGCGCCGGGCGGCATGGCCCCGGCCGCCCCCATGAAGAAGGCGCCGATGCCGTTCAAGAAAGGCGGCAAGGCGTGCTGATCTCGTGATCGAGCGCGTGATCGCGGCCCTCGTGGCCGCACGGGACCGGCACCGGCAGGACGCTCTGCGACGGAACGTCAGCGACGGCGCCGATCCCGCATTCATCTACGGCGTGGCCGTGGGCACAGAGGCGGGGCTGTCGACGGCCCTGCAGTTGATCGACAAGGTCATGAGCGACCTGAACGAAAAGGACGAACTATGAGCGACGACTCGAAGCAGCCGTTGGACGAAGCATTCCCCGACGTGTCACCGGGCGTCGAGCCCTACGGCTCGCGCGTGCTGGTGCAGATCCGGTCTTCGAAGAAGAAGAGCCGCGGCGGCATCATCCTGATGGACGAGACGAAAGACACCGAGCAATGGAACACACAGGCCGCGAAGGTCATCGCGCTGGGTCCGCTCGCGTTCAAGAACCGGAACACGCTGCAGCCGTGGGCCGAGGGCGCGTGGTGCGAGCCGGGCGAGTTCGTGCGCGTGCCGAAGTACGGCGGCGACCGGTGGCAGGTCCCCGTCGGACCGGACGGCGAGTACGCGCTGTTCGTGATCTTCAACGACCTCGACATCATCGGGCGCGTGACCGGCGACCCGACCGCGATGAAGGCCTTCGTGTGATGAGCGACAACGAGAAGCACTACACGCCGCCGCCGGTCACCGGCTACCGCACGCTCACGAGCGTGGACGTGGCCTTCATGAACCGCGTGAAGGAGATGGAGGGCAGGTTCCTCGATCTGCTCGACGAGGTCAGCAAGCACGTCGAGGACGGCTACGCGGCGGCCTACAAGGGCGCGGAGCACCCCGACGGCGAGAGCGTCATCGAGTCCGGGATGGTCGAGGTGCTCCGCATCGCCGAGGCCAACCCGCGGCGCTGGCTCTCGATCGGGCGCACGCACGTCGAGGAGGCCTCGATGGCCGTCTGCCGCGCCATCGCGCAGCCCGGTAAGAACTAAGAGAGGACATCATGGCAGACAACGAGAAGCTCACAGAGAACGACGACGATTTCGTCGTCGTCGAGACCCCGTCCGGCAAGCAGCCGCCGGCCGAGCCCAAGACCCCGCCGCCCGCCGACGACGACCGTGACGACGACGAGCACGACGACGACGAGGGCGACGAGCGCCTCGCCGACGCCGACGCAAGCGACGCCGAGCGGAACACGAAGCGCGAGCAGAACCGCGAGGAGCGCCGCGCGCGCCGCGCCCGCCAGCGCGCAATGATGGAGCGCGACAAGCGCGTCCTGTCCGAACTCGCCCAGCAGAACCAGATCCTGGCGCAGCGGCTCGCGCAGCTGGAGGGCCGCTCGGTCCACCAGGACCGGGTGACGATCGAGCAGCGCATGCAGGAGGCTAATTACGAGCAGCGCACGGCCGAGGCCCTGCTGGCCGAGGCGGTCCGCTCGGGCGACGGCGAGGAGCACGTCCGCGCACTGCGCATCCGGGACGCCGCGGTCGCGCGCGCCAACCAGCTGGCCGTCCTGCGCCAGCGCGCCGATCAGGCCGCCGAGCAGGCCCAGCAGCCCCATCAGGCCCGCCAGCAGGCCCCGCAGATCGATCCGGCGGTCGTGAACCACGGGCAGGCATGGATGGGCCAGAACAGCTGGTACGACCCGCAGGCCCGGGACGAGGACAGCGCGATCGTCAAGATCATCGACGACCGGCTCGCATCGGAGGGCTACGACCCGAAGGACCCGGGCTACTGGAAGGAGCTTTCCAAGCGCGTCGAGCGCCGTCTGCCGCACCGGGCCGCCAAGGCCGATGATCCGGCCGACGACCGCCCTGCGGGCCGCCGCGGGCCTCCGGTGGGGGGCTCGCGCGAGCACGCCCCGGCGAGCACTCGGCGCGAGGTCTACGTCTCGCCAGAGCGCAAGGCCGCGCTCGTCGAGATGGGCGTCTGGGACGACCCGAAGGCGCGCGCACGATACCTCAAGTCGTTCGCGGCCTACGACAAGAACAACCCCGCGCGATAACGCGTTGCCGAGGGGTTGCCATCCCGGCAACCTTGGTGTATAAAGCGGCTACGGCCGCTTGCTGATCAGGAGCAAGCACATGAGTGACGAACGGCTGAAGAAGGAATTTTCCCCCGAGCGCGCGGATCGCGCCACGCAAGACCGCGTGGTGACCGAGGACAGGGTCCTCTCCGAAGACGACCGGGTTGAGATGCTCCGCCAGTCTTTCTTCCAGTCCGCACTGCCGGACATCCCGCGTATCGAGGGCTTCCACGTCTGCTGGTTGACCACGACGAACCCGAGAGAACCGATTCACTCGCGCATTCGGCTGGGCTTCCAGTTGATCCGCGCCGCGGAGATCCCCGGATGGGACCACTCCAACGTGAAGACGGGCGACTACGAGGGCTGCGTCGGGGTCAACGAGATGGTCGCCGCCAAGCTGCCGCTGTCGCTGTACCAGCGATACATGCGCGAGGCGCACCACGACGCACCGGCCCGAGAAGAAGGCAAGCTCACCGAGACCGCCGAGTTCCTGCGACAGCAGGCCCAGGGCGCCGGGGCGAGGCTTACCGAGGGCGACGGGATTGAGGCGATGCGTGCAAGCACCAAGGTGCGTCCGCCGTCCTTCGGCGACGCGTAACAGCCACCCCGCTCAAGCGAGGCCAAAATGTCTACCATTGCTGCCCCCTTCGGGCTGCGTCCGGCGTACCACCCGTCCGGCCAGTTCCGAGCCGCCCAGATGACGATCGCGTCGGGATACGCCGCGAACATGCTCCAGGGCCAACCCGTCCTCATCGCTGCCGACGGCACGATTCAAGCTGCCGCTGCGGGCGCGCGCTTCATCGGCGTGTTCCAGGGCGTCGAGTTCACCGACGGCGAGGGCCGTCGGCGCGTGTCGAACCGCTGGCTCTCCGGCACCGTCGCAACCGAGATCATCGCGTACGTGACCCGCGACCCGCAGATCGTGTACGAGGTCCAAGCCTCGGGCTCGATCACGCAGGCCGACGTCGGCTCGCAGCTGGACGTCGGATCGGCCACCGCCGGATCTGCAGTCACCGGCCTCTCGGCCGCGACCGCAGACATCGCGTCGATCACCAACTCGGCCTCGGCCGGGATGCGGATTCTGACCATCGCACCGGGTCCGGACAACGCCGCGGGCGACGCCTTCACCATCATCCAGGTCCAGATCAGCGAGCACCAAGACGTCGCCGATCGGGTCGCCTTCTAAGGAGCCGCGACCATGGCATCCCCGATGCGCAGTACCGACTTCCGCTCGATCGTCGAGCCGATCCTGAACGAAGAGTTCAACGGGATCTACGACCAGCGCGACGACGAGTGGCAGCAGATCTTCACCGAGTCCAAGGGCATCGCGCGCAACTACCACGAGGAGCCGGTCCTGTACGGCTTCGGCGCGGCGCCCGAGCTTCCCGACGGCATGCCCGTCACGTACCAGTCGGGCGGCGTGCTGTTCCTGGCTCGCTACATCTACAAGGTCTACGGTCTGGCGTTCGCGCTGACCAAGGTCCTCGTGGAAGACGGCGACCACATCCGCCTCGGCACGACCTACGCGCGTCACCTCGCGCAGTCGCTGATCGAGACGAAGGAGACGCTCTGCGCGAACGTCATCAACCGGGCGTTCAACGCGGCCTTCCCGGGCGGCGATGGCGTCTCGCTGGTGAACGCGGCGCACCCGATCGTCGGTGGCTCGCTCAGCAACCAACTGGCGACCGCGGCGGCCCTCTCGCAGACCTCGCTGGAGCAGATCCTGATCCAGATCCGCAACGCGGTCGACAACAACGGCAAGCGGATTCGGCTCAACCCGACGAAGCTCGTCGTGAGCCCGTCGAACGTGTTCCAGGCCGAGGTCCTGCTCAAGTCGGTGCTGCGCACCGGCACCGCCAACAACGACATCAACCCCGTGAAGTCGATGGCGCTGCTGACGGGCGGTCAGGCCAACCTGTCGCGGCTCACCTCGACGACCGCGTGGGGCGTGCAGACCGACGCCCCTGAGGGCCTGAAGTTGCTGATGCGTCGGGCGCTTGATAAGAGCATGGAAGGAGACTTCGAGACCGATAACATGCGCTACAAGGCGACGGAGCGTTACGCCGTGGGCTGGACGGACCCGCGCGCGTTCTACGGCACGCCGGGCATCTGACCGGCTCTCCCGCCGCGGGTTTCATGGCCCGCGGCGGGTTCTCACCTTCATCTAACTCGCCACGCTCTTCAAGGAGCCAGCCATGCCCCAGTACAGCGACGATCTTTTCCTTGGTCCGGCCTTCGCAGGCGGCGCCGGCCCGGCCCAGACCAACCCCGACGGCACCGAGTACTCGGAGCCGTCCCAGCAGGACGTAGGCGTCGGCCCCATGGGCCGCGTCTACGTCTTTGACAGCGTGCCGGCCACGGCCTCGGCGACCGCAATCGTCAACGCCCAGGCCGCCGCCGCCGCAGGCGCCGTGCCGATCGTGACTGCGGCCGGCGTCTCGCTCGACCGCACCGGCCGCTGCCTCGTCTTCAACTCGTCGAACGCCGGCAACACCACGCAGGTCGTGACCGTGAGCGGCACCGACATGTACGGCCAGCCGATGACCGAGACCAAGACCCTGAACGGCGTGACCGCGGTCAACGGCGTGAAGGCGTTCCGGACGGTCACAGGCGTCACGGTCTCGGCCGCGGTCACGGGCACGGTCTCGGTCGGCACGCGTGACGCGTTCGGCCTGCCGGTGCGCGTGAACGACGCGGCCTACATCGTCTCGGCGAAGTGGGACGGGACGCTCGCCGACAACGCGGGCACGTTCGTGGCTGCGGTAGCGACCTCGCCGGCCACCTCGGCCACGGGCGACGTGCGCGGCACCTTTGCGCAGGCCGGCAACGCGGCCAACGGCGCGCGCCGGCTTGTGATGGCGATTGGAATCACGGCCTTGCATTGCGGCCCGAACGCGACCCGCGCCGGCGCCTACGGCGTCACCCAGGCGTAAGCGGCGATGCGCCCCGTCCGCGTCTCTGTGACGGGGGTGGGGGTCTCGGCCCCCATCCCGGTCAACCTGCACCAGACCCCCTTCGCGATCGGCCTGGGCGTGAAGGTCACCGGGACCGTGACGTACTCGGTCCAGCACACGTTCGACGACGTCTACGACCCGGCATTCAGCCCCGCCACGGCCGTCTGGTACAACCACCCGACGCTCAACGCGCTCGTGGTCAACGCCGACAGCAACTACGCGTTCCCGGTCACCGCGATCCGGCTGAACAACACGCTGGGCACCGGCAGCGCGACCCTCACGGCCATCCAGGCCGGCATCTGACGGAGCACGACATGAGCATGGCAGGCAGCGGTGGCAGCATGGTCGGCGGTGTCTCCGCAGGCGGTCTCTCAGGTGACGCGATCCTCAAGGCGTTCGCGGACCCCGAGGGCCTGAAGGCGTTCGCCGCGAAGGCACAGCAGATGGCGGCCAACGCCGAGACCGAGGCGACCGCGATCCGCGAGCGCGCGAAGGCCGACGCGTCCAAGGCGGCCGCAGATGCCGAGGGCATGAAGGCTAAGGCCGTCGAGGCGATAGAGTCGGCCAAGAAGGAGGCCGGCTCGCTTGTGGCGGCCGCGCAGGCGAACGTGGACGCGCTCGTGCTGCAGGCCAAGACCGAGGCCACGCGCCTCGCTGGGCTCAAGCGCGACGTCAAGGCGATGGAGGCCAAGGCCGCCAACCTCGCCGATGTCGTGCAGGCGGCGTTCGACGAGCGCGAGCGCGTCGTGGCCGCGCGAGAGGCCCGCGTTGGCGATGCCGAGCAGGCCGCCGCCCAGGTGCGTATCGCCGCCGAGGCGGCAGAGGCTGCGGCGCGCGAGACGAAGGCCGACTACGAGGCGAAAGCCGCGAGCATGAAGAAGCTCCTCGGGGGCTGACTCTATGCCTCCGCTCCCTGAGCCTGATCCGTCGAAGCACCACATCTTCAGCACATTCACCGAGGCCCATATGTTTTGGGACGCCATGCCAGACGACGCGAAGCTGATCATCGGATCTCCGCGTCAAGCGCACGGCTGGACGTGGATCGTTGACAGGCTCCCCACTGAGATGACCTGATGGCGATCGTCACCACCAGCCAGAACCTGACTGCGGTCAGCTACGCGCAGGGCGAGATCATTGAGATCCGCAACGGCGCGACGCTGACAGTGAGCGCCACGCCGGCAACGCGGCCGGGCACGATCCAGTGCATCACCTCGGGCAAGCTGCGGATCCAGAACGCGAGCGCCACGGTGCCGCTGATCTTCAACCTGCACGACATGACCCACGACCTGCGCTTTGAGGCGGGCGGCGTGCTGGAGTTCCGCGGCGCGCCGATGTCGCTCGCGGCCGGAACAGGTGCGGCTCAGGTGTGGGACTTCGCCTTGCTGTTCGGCGGCGTGATTCGGACGATGACCTACGTCGAGGTCGAGGAGACGGCGGGTAGCGGCGTGTTCATGCCGTGGCCGGTCATCCATGAAGATCCAAAGTTCAACGTCGACACGGGGCTTCTGAACACGATCGGCGGGGCGGCTCCGGCGTCGTTCACGGCCGGCAACACGCTGGCCGGTCAGGCCCTGTTTTGGCACGAGACGAACCGCACGCTGCGCTGCGGCGACGGCACGAACGGCGCGGTTATTCCGTCGGGCTGCGCGGTCCGCATCCCTAACATCTTCGTCTCGAACCGGCTGCTGACGAACAGCACGCTAGCGGCCAACCTCGTCACCAGCGGCGTGCCGACGGCCGGCACGTTCCAGTTGGAAATCCGCAGCGAGGACAACTCGACGCTGATCGGCACGACCGCCGCCATCGCGTTCAACTCGACCGCCGCGACGATCGACGCGGCAGTAGAGGCAGTGACTGGCGCGGGCACCGTGACCGCAGCGAGCGGGCCGCTTCCGGCCGCGGTGTCGCTGTCGTGGACTGGCGCGTACGCGAACATCCGGCCGTGCCTTCGGATCGTGAACGCGGCGCTGACCGGAGGCACGAACCCGCAGGCGTACGTCTACGAAAACAACCCATCCAACCTGTCGCTCATCGACATGTCGCCGCTTGGCACAATGGACGCCGAGTGGGTGTCATTCTCGGACAAGTTCCGGTTTGCGACCGACACGTTCAAGACGGTGCGCCTGATCGCGTGCGGCGTGGGCAGCGATGCACTTTCTCTGACCACGTCGAACGGCAGCGTCGAGATCGATGGGCTGTCCGGCTCGCGCTCGCCGTTTGTGTCTCAGTCGGTGTCGCAGATCTCCAGCGTGCTTGGGACCGTGAGCGCGCGGCGCATCGTGACAGCCACAAAGAATCCGGTGGACTTTCGGCTAAGTACCTTGCCGGGGCTCACGCTCTCGGATCTAATCACCGCGATCATCTACGGGCAGCGCACCGCCACGACCAATCGCGCGCTGCAGTTCCTGACGCTCCCCGCCGGGATCAAGCTCACGAACACCGTCGCAGTCGGCGCAGGGATCTCCTACTCCAACTTGACGGGCGCTACGATAGCAGGCTGGAAGTACGCAGACGGCACGCTTAGCGCGCAGAACGCGCTACAGGGCCAGACCCCTGCGAACACGTCAAATTGCGTGAACACGACGTTCGCCGGCTACTCCGACGCGGGGCCGATGTCGCCGCGCGGCTACGTACTGGTCTCGACTGACGTTGCGTCCTCAGGGCTCAAGGTTCTTGGCGCGGTATCTGACGCCGGGAACAACGCGATCGGCTCTCTGCTGATGCAGTGCGGCGGCGTGGAGATCGCGAACGTGAGCGTATCGAACGTGCGCGGTGGGCCTCTGCTCGACCTGCCGTCCACGTATTTCGGGAACAACTTGATCGCTCGGAAGGTGTTCGCGACGTTCGCGACCGCGCAATTTTCGGGGGGCCTCGACGCGTGCCAGGGCGGCCAGTACGACATGGTGTCGAGCACGATCGCTGGCATCACCGAGACGTTCTCGGGCGTGAACGACTGGGTGGGCGGGAACTACACTGACCCCAGCCTGACTCCGACGACCGGGCATGTGACGTTCGGCCCCTTCGGTGCGGGCACCTCGCTGGAACTGACCGGCGCGGCCTACACCGACGCGCTGGGCGCTTTCCTGCTGCCCGAGGCTGGCGATACGGCGGTCATCACGATACCTTTCGCGATGCACGGCATCACGGGGTTCCAGTCGGTCAATCCGTACCTGTACGTCGATGCACCGGGCGCCGCGGCGAACGTCGGCATCGTCATCGCGCCGGGCGTCCCGACGGGCGGCACGTTCACCATCACCATCGCCGACGCCGCCGGCACGGTGCTGGGCACGACCAGCGCGCTCGCGTTCAACGCGTCG